TTAAAGAGGGCGATCAATCAATCAACGACTAGGGACGGTGTTTATGACGTTTGGATACATCGCGATCGGGATTCTCCTTGTGTTCAATGTTTGGCTCATTTGGGATCGGATCCGTAAATTGCCGTGACCGTGCATGATGGCGATGGGTCAAATCCACCTGTACGTTTACATCTACGTTTTCACCGCTTGAAGACGATTGGTTATCGTCGGCGCGATTGGGTTGATGCGCTTGGGTATTTCGTTCACTTGAAGGCGGTGCATCTCTGGCAATTGCGATGGCGCCTGATAACAAAGCCGCCCCCACCGGAATAAGGGGCGGAAAAAATGCTCCGCCCACGCAACACCCAACCCCACTAACGATTAACGCCCAAAACGCAACATCTTTCTTTTGCTGTACAGTTAGATTTGTCGCCATCACCATGCCCCCGCATTTTGTGAATTTCAAAAAATAGTATAGATTGAAAAAGCCACCCGATTTTGGTTTGCTCCTAAGCCCACGGTGGGGTGGTTTCCATTGTTTATTCGGCATGTTATTGTTTAAATGTCGGCACATCTAATCGAGAATGCTATTACTCCAACTTCCCAAGGGTTGCGGATGTGTCGTCCATGTGTATATCAACGTTTTATTTTTATTTTATATTTGATAAACTCGTTTTTCTTGGGAAAAATGGAGTTCGTCATGGAAAAAAGCGTTATATCGTCTTTTAATACGCAGTTATCGCGTATGTATAGTTTGGCCATCATAAACATCATGTTATCGATTACCGGCCTTGCATTAAATTATTTTCAATTCAATCACAATCCTTGCCTCTATGTTGGCATATTCCTTAATTTAATTGCGCTTTTTTGCTTTCAGCCGTGGAAAATAATGGGCTATCTCAACACTGGGTATGGCTATAAAAAAGGTTTAGAAACAATTGAACAAAAGAAAAACATAAAAAGTGCTTGATTTTGGGTACTTTCTAGGGTTAAGAGAGCCAGTATTCTCAGACATAGTACTTGCATTTTTAGTTATTTGGGTAATTGTTGCGATCATAACTTTTATAATTTACAAAATCATTAAATCAATAACAACACCAACGTTTAACAAAATCTGGAAAACAAAAATAGGGGAAATAAATGACAACATTACAACCACCGAAATCGCCCGATCCAAAAAAATGCCAATTAGACGCTCGGACCGTTAACGAGGCGCTTCCGATGCCTGTACCAACCGCCGGTAGATCGAGTGGAGGCGCTGCCGAATTAGGAACCATTCTGTCGGGCGTTTTTGGATATCTTTTTGGTAAATCAAAAGAGAAAGAGTGTTTGAACCAACAAAAAATGCAGTACGAAAAAGAGTTGAAAGAATATAACTTTCAAGCAGAAACGTATGTATCTGGTGTGAATCTGAAGAGAAGCGAAAAAACTGGGAAATTTAGTCGAGAAAAACCAGGGTCTAGAGTTGCAGCGCCAATTATTGAGCGTGCCCTTAGACCTGCGCCAATTACTCCACAATTTGTTAACATTCAAGGGCGATGGATGGGACAGAATGGAATTGTTCAAGACTGGGGTGGAAATATGGGGCCTGGGTGTGACGGCGGAAGCAACCCAGATCACTCAGGTAGTGACAATTGTTCATCGGAAAGTTTTGACAGAGGTTTTTGTTTTGAAAACGAAAAAGGGGATTTAGATCGATGTTATCGTTAGTCACAAGAAATGAGTTCGGTATTCTTGACTTAAAGTATTAGATTTTTTGATACAATATCCGTTGACATTCCCTTAATCTGGGTGGTACTATTCGGTTAGCTTGATAATTAAAAGAATATGCACCAATTTAAAACAAGGGATGTTAACGGGTGGCCTCTATACGGGGCCAAATATGGCAAGAAAATAGGGAAATACACATGGCACATGGAGTTAACAAGGTCATTATCGTCGGTAACATGGGTTCCGATCCAGAATTAAAACACTTCACAAATGGCAGTTCAATAACCACAATACGCGTGGCAACCTCCGAATCTTGGAAAGACAAGAACACAGGCGAGAAAGTCGAGCGCACAGAATGGCATCGAATCGTATTTAACGCAAAACTTGCAGAGATTGCAGCCCAATATCTCCGTAAAGGTTCCAAGGTTTATGTCGAGGGCAGCATTAAAACCCAAAAGTGGAAAGATAAAAATACCGGTGAAGATAAATATATGACCGAGATTGTCGCCCATAACCTTCAAATGTTGGACAGTAAAACCGATTCCGAAAAACCGGTAGTAAATCAGGAACAAACAAGATCATCATCATCACCAAAGGCGTCTGATAACGATGATGATGAGCTTCCATTCTGATCGTGTATATGCAATAATTAAATTGATGATCTCCTCATCAGTTGATGGTTCGATGCTTCTATACCGAAACGCCGGCCGTGTGCCCACTACTGAGCCGGCGTGGATGGTTTAATCATCATTGAGCGCAAGCCATACCCCGATGATTGCGCCAATTAACCAAAAGGGTACGTACATTTTGTCCCCTACCTTTATTCCCAAACTTTACCGGTTGAAAAAAGCTTTACCGCGCGACCCGTTGCGGAATCATGCTGGCTTATAAACGCGTACCCGTAATCTTTTATGTTTTGTAATCTGTCTTGTGTCATTCGTTGCAATCTACCTTCAACCGCATTTAAGCGTTCGGGTTTGTAGTATTTGGTTAAAAATTTTTCTACTTGTAATTCGGTTATCATGTTCGTATCCTCTGTGATTTATTTTGCTGGCTTATCTAACACTTGATATTCTCCGTAAAAATCATCCTCTTCGTCTGGGAAAACTTCGTAAAGATAATCCCACGCATCTTCAAAGGTTTTGAACGATTTACCGTTAAACATTTCGTTACCGGCCCAGTCGTAAATTACATATTTGATTTTCATTTTAATTTCCTCGCGGTTTCGATCACTTTTTTCATCATTGATAGATTGAATCCGATTAATGCCTCACTTAGGGTCTTAAAATTTTCCTCTCCCAATTGACTGCGGTATTCAACAATCTTCTTCATGGCTTCGATTCTATCCTGTGGGGTGATTAACTTGGTCATTTTTATATCCTCGTTGTTCGTAATTGATGTTTTTATGTTCTTATTGTAATGACATATCAATTACAAGTCAAGGGGTTTGATCAATTATTTTTGATTGCTCACACCATCTAAATGACTTATCATGTTTGTAGATACATGGATGTTGGACGATACTATATGAATGTAATTACACGATGCCCACTATGTCGGGGCACTAAAAAGATGATAGGCATGGGAATGACCGAAAGGGAGTGCGAGAGATGTGCCGGCAAAGGTACAGTGAGCGTTAAACCAGAAACAATCCGCGAAGCAAAGAAAGAAGAAGAAACAAAGATCGTTGAACCACTCAAGGAAGAGGCAGTCAAAGATGATAGAGAAACCGAAGTCAAAACGGTCGCCCAAACAAAACGTAAATACGTTAGAAAAGCCAAAGAAGAAGAAGCGCCCGATGGCGTGTGCAATGTCGCTTGACCCTTCAGAATCGGTGACACCTAAAGAATTACCGCATAGTTGGCGTAATCCAGTATACCGCCCAGAAATGTGTGATCAGATACAAGATTGGTACAAAGATGGTTTGTCGGACGCTGAGATATGCGTCAGATTGGATATATCACGCAAGACATTATATAGCTGGGAAAATGACCGCCCTGAATTCGCCAAAGCTCTTGAGCAAGGCCGTAGTGCGTCAATGGCGCATTGGCAAGCATTGGGTCATGACGCATGCAAAGGTGAACGCAAAATATCCGAAAAAATTTGGATGTTGAACATGAAGAATAGGTTCAATTGGCGCGAAAAGGTCGAATTGGAAGATTGCGACCACTTTGGGTTAAATCGTACTGTCAAGGAACTTCAGAATTTGATCGCGTTGCATAAGAAATTCGAACGCGACTATTGATCAGTCGCGTTTCACTTCATATTGATTGGTTATTTCTACCTTAAACCCTAATTCTTCAATCTCTTCAAATCTGTTTTTTGGCATTGTCTTAACCTTCACAAAACGGCACAGTTTTTGCGCCGTTTCATTATTTGGGTAAAATAATACATTGCCGTAAACTTCACGTTGTATGAATTGTGCAATCATTTAATTCACCTCTACCCAATACTGGCCCTCGTTGCACTGTCTTGCGTCTGGGTTCGTGCAATCGGCTTCTTTAACCTCGTTTATATATACTTCGATATTCTCAAAATCGCTGAAAATACCCTCATTAACGCGCTGTACAATTTCTTGCTCTTCTTCTTCGGGTAAATCCATTGCTGGAATCCACGCATTTAACGCTTCTTCTTTCATGCTTTCCATATCTTGTACAAAATACCCATTGGGGCAGCTTATCATGAATTGTTTTGTCATATTGTCACCTCATTTATTATGTCATTGATGTTGTTATTGAGGTCATAATACAATCTATCATTGATCACGTCAAGGGTCATTTTATAATTATTTCATAAGTTAGTTAACAACAAGAATTATATCCGATAATATTGCTTATCAGATATGAGATTGAAATTGTAATTACACGTATAAATTAAATCAACGATTATCACGCAATAATAAAACGCGCTGCTAATCTTAAATCACTTCCTACCCTATGTCGCCCCCCCCCTGTCGTTCGTAATCGTATGTGCCCGATCTGTCTATGCGTTCGTGCGCCTACATTTTTTGTAAAATCAAGGAGTATAGTTAAATGAGTGATTGCCATATAATTGTTAAGTGCGGTAAAGATGGCGGTGATTCTGGTCATGACTGCAAATGTGATGAACCCGAATTCGCTGAAATCTATTCAAACGTTGATCAACCGCTTGCTGCCTCTGCCGGCGCTAATATGGCTGGCGGTGTTGTTCTGCTAGAGCAATCCGTATTTGCAAGTGCTAATATCGACATTTCGCAAGCCTCTGCAAACGGGAAAATCTACGTCAATAAATCTGGTTGGTATGACGTATTAACCGGGATTTGTGCCTCACTTAACCCTATCGCCTCCCCTCTGCCTGTGTGGTCATTGTCGTTGTTTAAAAACGGCGTTATCGTTCCTGGCAGTACCTTTGCAAACATGACATTGTCACCTGAACAAAAAGCTAACCAAATTGTAGCGGACGTATTTGTTCATTTAAACGCTGGTGATTATCTTGAGCTTGCTAACACCTCTAGCGCTGCCATTCAACTAAGCGCCCCCACACTGGGAACCAATGCGCAAACCAACAGTGCATATCTTAAATTAATCATGCTCAAAGCGGATTAATTGTGCCGGCCCCGTTGCGTCCTGTGGCGGGGTTTTTCTATCCCTTAACACACAATACTTGCTTGAGAATGTGAACCACGTCAACCAAATCTCTTTGGTTATCCATCACAACGTCAATATCTTTGTAAGCGCCCGGTATTTCATCTAATACGTGTTCATCTTTACGACATTCAACACCTTTTGTTTGGACAATCAAATCATCAACGGTAAACTTTTTCTTTGCTTGGTTGCGCCCCATCGCACGACCGGCCCCATGACTGCATGAGTGGTACGAATCGCAATTACCCTTACCACGCACGATATACGAACGCTGGCCCATCGATCCGGGAATGATCCCCAAATCATCTTTGCGTGCCCTGATTGCGCCCTTTCGTGTGACCCACACATTCTTACCAAAATGATGTTCGCGTTCCACATAATTGTGGTGACAATTGATAGCTTCATCGACCACGTGAAAGTGTGCCGGCACATTCTTTTTTATCACCTCAAGAATATCGATATACATGGCCAAACGATTCTGCAATGCGTATTCTTGCGCCCATTCAACGGCGGTCACATAATCGGTATGATGGGATGTATTATCGGGAAAATATGCCAAATCTTGATCGGGAAGCGTAATAAAATACTGTTCCATATCCCGTTTGGCCAATTCAATAAAGTAATTGCCAATCATATTACCAATGCCACGACTCCCCGAATGTAACATCACCCACACGTTTTGTGATTCATCTAAACACAATTCAACGAAGTGATTGCCCCCGCCCAATGTGCCCAGTTGATGGATTGCCTTGTTCAATCCATACCCAATTTGTCTGTTTGCTTTTAAGATACCGTGACGCGTCAACAATTCTTCTAGGTCGAACATCATTTGTTGGTACGATCGCACGGTATTGTCGTAACGCATGTCTTTCGTGTGTTCTTGCAATACTTCTCGCTCAATGGCTGACCTTATATATCCCAAATCGTCGGGCAAATCAGAGGCAGTCAGCGACAATTTAACGGCCAACATGCCACACCCAATATCAACACCCACGGCTGCCGGTATAATGGCCCTGTCTGTGGCTATGACGCTGCCAATCGTTGCGCCTAGGCCGTAGTGAACATCGGGCATTGCTACCACGCCATGGTGATGTATGAACGGCAAGCGTGCGATATTCTTTAATTGCGATAACGCACTGTCTTCTATGTCATGCGTCCATATCTTGATGGGATATGCGCCATCTTCTTTGATTACTTGCGCGTAACTCATTCGTTGCTAATCCTCTCTAATGATTGGCAAACCTCATGCCGATTGATAACAAGGTTTCCCATCGGTTGATATCCGCGGTTCATATATTCATTTACGCGCTTGTTTAATCGGTCGGTGTGTATCTCTGCAATAATGAATGTCTTTCGTCCTGAACAAACCGTGACGTATGGTTTTTCGTAGGTGTCGTTGTATGATTCACTGCACCCACAGATAGAGAGTGCCGGCACAATTATTAATGCTTTTGTCCATTCCATCGACATATTCCCTATATGTATACGAATTATCCCATTTTGTCGACATATGTATCTGGTTGTGAAACAAATCTTGCGGGTTGGTGTTCGTATTTAACCATTGCTTGTGCATAGGCAATAAAGATATTTGGCATGGGTGGGTACACAACGCACGATGTCATGCTGACGCCCCCTAACGGTTCGTATCCCTCGCCTAACAATTTGGCTACCTTAACGGTCAATTCTGCCGAATCTGTGTCGGATACGCACATGTAATCAGTTACTTTCATTTGAATATCTTATCTAGGTGTTCGTGCTTACATTCTTCCATTATCCTCTCCCATAAAAGTTGCGAAACACGTCATACCAAGGCATAGGCTTTTTGTTAGACAATACTAACCACTCATTTTGTGGGCTTATGTCACGATAAAAGAAAAACCAGTTCAAGCAATGAAGACAGAACAGGTAACTTACAAACATAAGCGACATTACACTAATTACAAACACTGCTTCAATGGGCATTTTCGGGGAATCCTTGCGCCATCCACTCCAATATTACTTTAGAATGGCAATCTTCACACACCATCGATCTATTCTCTTCACGCGTTAGATCGTAGTCCGGGAACAATTCTAAAGCCTCTTTCATCCAGTCTTCTTCATTCCATTCTAAATCATCGTTTTCGCACTCTTCTTTGCATACGGCGCACATATATTTCATACCGATTTTCTACCAATTTTTATAAATTGTTGCTATTCCGACTCCGGTGGGGTGGTTTGTTTTTTCATCTTTAAATGCAGGCAAACAAAAAAACAAATCCAATACAGAATTAAGATCCCCAAAGCCATCGACCATAAACTTATTGCAAGCCCGTTTGTTGTCATATACAGCCTAAAGATTGTATTAGCCGTGGCCAGCATACAAATAAGCGTGAACCACCAAGAAAATAAAAACTTCATAATGCCGACTGCTGCGGTGTGGTTTGCTCTTTCATCTTTTTGAATTCGTCCGTTTGCTCGAAACGCTCTATATCATCTTTCTTAACTAACATGATTTTCATTAACATGGCTTGAATCGTATTAGTTAGTGGGGTGTTCATTTCACACAGTTTTTTAATGGCCTTAAGCTCTTTTTTTGATACTTTGTAAAGTTCATTCATAATTTATCTACCTAAATCTATCTACCATCTTGTTAACGCCAACAAAATGGTTATATCCGATAATGACAGTAAGCGCATAAAGGGCAAGTTTATCCATCCACCTATCCTACTAGCAACAATTGTGTGGTATAAAAAGTTACGCAACATGTAACGAAAGTGGTTAAGATTCCGAGTAAACTGATACCGCAAACCTTTCTGTTTGATAACACGTGGCTATGGCTAATCACGTAAGCCGTAGTCCAGCCAAAAGATATGCAGCAAAGTCCAAAACATATTAATCTAAGCATTTTAATGCCCCGCAACTATCGAAACGGCATACACGCCATCCCACGGATCGGGAAGCCGTTCCGTTTTGGCGCACTCATAATCTGAACCCTCGAATGTTAAGAGAACGTGGTCATCGGGGTTGTGGTGTTTCAATTCTTCAATAAGTTCATGGACGGTCATTTGTATTCCTCATTAATTACGCACTTTACTTCAGGAATTTCCACATCTTTGTCGCGCACATCTCTAGCCCCTATGCGTATCAGCGTTTCGTAAAGGCAATCAAACGCCAATTTGAGTTTCTCAATTTCACAGAAAGGAAGTGCCGGCATATCGAATTCATATTCTGGATCGATTGGCTTCATGTATAAGTGGAAATGATGGTCTTCAGTAGCGGTAATCATTACTCGACCACAATCTATTGTTAATATTTCGTCCATTTTCTCTCCTTTAAGCGCACAAAGGCCGGATTCGAACCGGCAACCAAAGATTATGGGTCGATTGCTTTGCCATAATTAAGCTACTTTGTGCATTAGTGCGTTGTCTCTGTTTTCACTGAATCCAACAATACTTTAAACGCGCCAACCATATTCGCTTTGTTTGCTTCCATATGTTCTGGTCTAGCAATCAAGCCGTGGGATAACTCAGACACCACATATGCCAGCAAAGTTGCAATCACGACGTGACCGGACATCTCTTGTTTACGTTCCAAGTGGCAAGCAAATGTTGTGTGTAGCGCGTTTATTAATTCATCATCAATCATTCAATAACTTCCTTTGTTCGTCCACAAATTTTAAATGGCCAGCAACTGCATCTTCTTTACTGGTATATCTGTCTTGTTCGCCATCTAATTTCCCGCCAAATACCATGGTTTCCCATAAAATCGGCATTGGGTAGTCAGGAGAACAGTAATTGTGATCAATGCCGAGGAATACGGTAGAAACAAATATGTGTGGATTGGATTGAATGGTTGTGCGGGATAAGATGCGTTTAAAGCTTTGTTGATTTGCTTCCATCCATTTGCCCCATTTTAGGGTGTCATTGCACAGGACGGCATTTCCTTCATCGTCAAGGATGTATTTCATTTACTTATATCTCCATGTGTTCGATTGATATATCATAACAAATGTGTCGGCCAAAAAGGGACTTTTTTATGGCAAAACCCATTCCCGTTAGATGCAGTGAGATATTGAAGGCAGTTAATGCCCCGTATGTCTGTTGTGACGCGTGTCACGACCAAGAAAACACAGAACACGGGAAAAGTGTAATCACACATATTGGTAAATATGTAAGCCGACTTTGTTGTTATGCGGTATATTATCTACATCACGAAGCGGAAATCGAAGGATTGATTGACGATTATGTCTTCCCCGGTAAAAAATGACGAAGTAGAAGAATTAAAGGCCGAATTATTGGGGTCATTTTTGCTGTTTGTGCAAACATTTTTCCCATTAGTGACCGGTAAGCCGTTCATTATATCTAACCCACCGGGTCGTGAGTCTCATTTCATCACGATTGCCAAAGAATTGACGTTGGTTTTTCGGATGCAATGCAATGCATTGACCATTCAAGTACCTCCCGGTTCGGGTAAATCGACACTTTTATCGATGTTCACGGCTTGGACTATGGCAAAGTATCAGAATTCCCAGTATCTATACATCAGTTATTCGCATGAGCTAGCCAGTAAACACACCGCCTTTATCAAACAAATAATAGAGTGCCGGCAATATAAAGAGCTGTTTGGGATCAAAGTGCGGTCAGATTCGCGGGCAAAAGACTTCTTTCAGACAGAACAAGGCGCATCGGTCAAGGCGTTCGGTTCCAGCGGTTCGATTACGGGTCAGGATGCCGGTTTGCCACACTCTGAACATTTCACTGGCTGCGTAATCATGGATGACTGTCACAAGCCCGGTGAAGTGCATTCAGACACCGTTCGCCAGTCGGTGATACAGAATTACCGAGAAACCATTTTGCAGCGCCCACGGGCCCCAAACGTCCCGATGATCTACATTGGGCAGCGGTTGCATGAAGATGATTTGCCGGCATATCTCTTATCGGGAAAAGATGTGCGGGTATGGAAACCTGTCGTATTAAAGGCGCTGGATGAAGCGGGTAATGCGTTATACCCCGAAGTTAACCCATTGTCCCAGTTACTCGAACAGCAAGAAAAGAACCCGTACGTGTTCGCCTCGCAATATCAACAGAACCCCATACCGGCGGGTGGCGCACTCTTTAAACCTGAAAACTTTGTTTTATTAGATGAAGAACCCGAAATATTGCTTACGTTTATTACCGCCGATACCGCCGAAACAAATAAATCCTATAATGACGCTACGGCATTTTCGTTTTGGGGCCTATATGAGATCGAAGAGATGGGCATTAAAACGGGTCAAACGGGCTTACACTGCTTGGATGCCATCGAATTACGGATTGAACCCAAAGACCTACGCGCGGAATTTATGTCCTTTTATGGCGATTGTATGCTGCACAAAATCAAACCATTGATCGCAGCCATCGAAAAGAAGAGTACCGGTGTAACATTATGTAGTGTGTTACAAGATATGCGGGGGTTATCGATACGTGAGGTCAAGCGTACAAAGGCATCGGGTTCCAAGACCGATCGTTACTTAGAGATGCAGCCCATCATTGCCTCGAAACTGGTATCATTTACGAAAGGGGCAAGACACACCGACACATTTATCACGCATATGATGAAGATAACGGCCAACGACACGCACCGACACGACGATTTATGCGATACGATGTACGATGCCATAAAACTAACTCTGATTGATAAAACATTATCTATATCTCAAAACCAGGACGGTTCGCATATAGTTAAGTCAATGGCCCAGGAAATGAACACCCGATTTGCAGCAAGGACGCGAGCATATGGCAATCAAGACGGATGGCTCCGCAGGTAATAGTTTAGCCAAGTTAAAAGAGTTAAACGAGAGCGGAAGCAAGTTAAATGAATTAAAAAAGAAAGTAGAGAATTCGTACCAGTATTGGCGTAAGAATTCCGAACGGTTTAAAGAATTCATGCGTTTTATTTTTGATACCTCTTTGACCAACGAAGACATCGAGAAATTAAAAGCACTCAAGAAACCGACACTCGAATTCAATGTGCTGGAATCTATCATATCGCGCCTACGGGGTGAGTTCGCCAAACAAGAACCCAGTATTTCGGTCAGGGCAGCCGATGGCGTACCGTTGGTTAGAATGACCGATGAATTCCTTGCCACTTCCAAGATGCTGGAAAACCACATGCGTGCCTCCTTGTTGGATTCCTCAAACGAGGGATTGGCATACCGTGTGCATACCGACCAGTTGGGTGGCGGTTTCTCGGTTATGAAAGTGTTCAACGATTACATCAATGAGCTATCGTTTGACCAAAAAGTATATGTCCAACGCGTTTTTGATCCAACCCTAACCTTTTTCGATCCAATGGCCCGTGAACCGCATAAAGGTGATGGAAATTATTGTGGTGAATTGTTCCCTCGCACAAAAGAAGAGTTCGAAGAGGAATTTGGCAAAGGAATGGCCGACCAGATGCGTTTTTGTCGTGATGTGGGGTCATTCAACTGGACGTATCCTCAGCAACAACAGGATGTCATTCTGGTTTGTGAATTCTTTGAAAAGAAAAAGAAAAAGGTCAAAATCGTCAAAATCTCCACGGGCCACGTCGTTACCGAGTCGCATTACAAAGAGTTGTTAGAAAAATGGAACGCCAAGGGTTTCATTGAGCAGCCCCCCGTCATTGTGTCCTCGCGCATGAGTGAGATCGAACACATTGTTAGGTATCGTTTTTGTGAAAACAAAATTCTGTCCTATGACGAAACGGACTATAAATACTTGCCGCTGGTCTTTGTTGACGGTAATTCAGTAGATGTCAGTGACACGGTAACCGGTGCTTCATGCCAAATGACGCGCCCGTACGCCTATCACGCGAAGGGTATTCAACAATTAAAGAATTATGCCGGCCAATGCGTGGGTTCCGAGATGGAAAACATGGTTCAGCACAAATTCAAAGTGGCGTTTGAGTCCATCCCCGACGATTATATGGAAGCATATCGCAATATTCAGCAAGCCGACACATTAATTTATAATGCGTTTTTGAAAGGAGATTCAACCGTCCCATTACCCCCTCCGATGGAAATTCAACGAACCCCAACCCCTCCTATCGTTGAAAATACCTTTATGGGTGCAGATAGAGTGACCCAAGCCATATTGGGTGCGTACGACAGTGTATTGGGTATCAACGATAAAGATGTGTCGGGTATTGCGATCAGCAACGGTGCGATACAGTCCGCAACGGCCAGCACACCCTATCTGGTTAGTTATATTCAAGCCCTAAACAGGGTCGCCGTCATTTTATTAGATTTGATTCCAAAATATTATGTAACCCCACGTTCGTTACCTATTATGACCCCGGATGGGAAACGCAGTTACCAAGTCATTAACAACGACGAAGATCCAAGCAGTATCAAGATGGGTTACCAGCCCCAAGAGTTGGACGTAAAGGTAGAGGCCGGCGTCAATACTTCCATGCAAAAACAGGTTGCGTTAGACCAAATCATCCGTATGATGCAATCGAGCGAGTTGTTTGCCCAATTCATTAATACCGAGGGTCTCGAAACGTTAATGGATAACCTCGATATTAGAGGAATCGACGAATTGAAAGTACGTGCCGGCAAGTTTATGGAAAATCTCAAGAAGCAGCAAGAAGAACAGGCCCAACAACCAGACCCTCAGCAAGAAATGTTAAAAATGGCCATGGAAGTCGAACAAGCGAAAGTTGAGCAGCAGCGAGATAAGGCCGAAGGTGAATTGGCAGTCAGTTCCGCCAAAACCGCCATTGAGCATGAGAAAGTGCAGGCACAAGTCATGCAAATCATGAATGACATCGAAATGAGCCAAGGGAAATTACAACTTGAAGGTGAAAAGGTGGCCAGTGATACCGCGCAAAAAGCCGTTGATACCGCGTTGAAGATAGCCCAGGAACAAATCAATGCTAAGAAAGAAGAAAGAGCCGAGTAATCCATTTGCCCAACCATGGTTTGATTGGTCGACAATGGATTCGGTTGAAATAAGGAAAGCGATTCGTTTGGTTTGCATGATATTGCGTGCAAACGCCGTATCAGAAAGACGCATCACCCGTTTAATCAACGACATGGGATTCTTACCAAAGGATTTCATCGATGGGTCGCAAAAAGAAAGGGCATGAAGATGATCCCTGGATTGATAAAAATATAACAAACCTGATGTTAGGAGATCCGAAGGTAATTCGGTTGATGAAGTTATGGAAAACGCCCGCACAATTAAAGGAGTCAAATGATGGAAAAATACCACAAGAAAGAAGAGAGTGATTTGCCCAAGAAAAAAAGCCCAATCGAAAAGGTTAAAATCAAGGCTCGCAAAGTTCTAAAGAAGGGCAAGAAATAGTCAATAAAGCCCAAATTCAAAAATTCTTTCTTCGTTAGGGAAAACGAGTCTCCCGGTTGATATATGTACCGGCACTGTATCTGATATTTCAGTGCCTTTAAAATTAAACTTAATTTGAAAATCAATTCGGTCGTTTTCTGTGTCAATTTCCCAACACACTCTCCATTCTTTTACCCCTCTTTCAGTTAACCAATGCTCTATGGTTTTTGGAATTTCTTCAACTACTTCAAGAAGCTTTGGTTGTAAGTATTCGGGGTTTTCATGTATGTTGCCAATAACGACTACTTTTGGTGGGGGATACGTGTCATTACCCAATAATGGGTGAAATAATTCGTATAATGCGTCGAAATTATCTGTTTGGGAACCAAGCCAACCACATTGGAATTCTTTATATTTTTCATCGAAATTGACCACTGCGTATGCGCTTCCGCAATTGTCGGTTACTTTAATTACATCGTTTAAATATATGCCCTTACCATTATCATCGTCCCACCCCGTCCAAGGCATTGCGTGGGCCACTATTGTGCAGTAAAAAAATTCTTTCTTATGTTCGTCCCAAGTCCGATATTTAATTAACATATTCGCTCCATGATTCTGCGCTCCAATATTTTATCATATTATTGATGTCTGCTCATAACCTTAACGCTTGCGTTTTTTTCGATAGTGTCGGGATTATGTCAAAACTGACCTTTTTTGACCACTTTTGCCATATAGACATTCAATCTCCCTGACGGCACAAGAATTTTGCACCCTCAGCTATATACAAATGTCAAAGATACGAAACCCCACCCAAAAAACATGGGGTTAGATATATATAAGTCAGCGAATGAGCCTTGCACGTTTCTACGGATATGCTAGGCTCAAATTGAGCATGGATGGAAATTAGCACAGGATGTGCATTCTTTAAGACCCTCCCACCTCACTGCAACCGGACAGCTAAACCGGGTTCACTCTGCCAGCAAGGAATGTTGGCCGTAAACTGCAAGCGATATAGCAGGCACACCGTCGCGGGGAAATAGCGGATTTTATGGATGAAGTAACACAGGACGTGGTTGCTCCAACGGAACAAGAAGTAATGGTTCCGCAGAGCAAAGTAAATGACATTATTAAGTGGAACAGGGAACAGGCAGCCGAGCGAGTACGGCGCGAAATGGAAGCCGAAATGGCGCAAAAGATGCAGTCCAGTAATATGGGCGGCATGTCTCAAGGCCCGGACATGGAAGCGATTAAGCAGGATGTATTAAACCACATCATGCAGAAAGCCAAAGAAATGGACGCCGCTGAGGAAAAGAAAGCGCAAGAGGCCCAAGCCGCAAAGGAACGCGAGGATTTACAGAAAGCCGCCGATGATTTCTATCTAAAAATGGGTGCCGGCAAAGATAAGTACTCAGATTTTGAAGAAGTTATGTTGGATTTCGAGCCACACGCCTTTCCAAGAGTCGCATTTTTGGCGGCAGAGGTCGGATCGGACGGACAACCGCTAGATACAGCGGGGATCATGTACGAACTGGCAAAGAACCCGACGAAATTGACTCACCTTAATGATCTTGCGATGCACTCGCCGAAGATGGCAAAAAAAGAGATGGAAAAATTGTCTCAATCGATTGCCAAAAATCAGCAAGCATTACAAGGAAACGTCAGTCCACGTGAACCACTTCCACGCCTGAAATCAAGTTCAAGTGTCGGTGCGGACACGGGCGAGATGACGTTGCGTGATTACAAGAACGCGGATTGGCTGAGAGGCTAATTGTTACTCGAACTGTCTCACCTCTGTAAACGGATTTTTATGAGGATGAAACACAATGAGTGTGCCAGCAAATATTCTACAACAGGTTCAGACATACCAATTGTCCGGCCTTGCATTTATGCAAAATTTAAATTGTTTTATTGGGACAGCTAACACAAAATTTAAGAACTTCAATCAACTTGAGGCTCAATTGGGTTCGACTGTCGGGTTCGATTTACCTCCAAGAATGACCACGACCAACTCTTTGGTTGCCTCATTCCAACCCGCTAATCAACGCGTACAAACATTGACTGTTGATCAACAACAATCCGTTTCCTACGAGTTCACGGCCCAACAATTTATCTTCAACGTTAAAGACTATATGGAACGTTTTGGTAAGGCAGCCATTATCGAATTGGGTGCCCAAATCGAGTCCAACGTTGCATTAAATTGCGTTACCAACACATATCGCTTCTTCGGTGACGGCGTATCTCCTATCAACTCTTACGGTCAATTGGCGAGTGCGTTGGCATTCTTCAGAAACTACGGCGCCATCGGC